ATTTACTGCGAGATGTAAATTATAAGAGATAAATATCATAACTCAAAACCCGATGTCAATCCATTCATGGACAGATTGACACGGCTTATCATGACACAGGAGGGAATAAATGATTGCCGGCTTTTTTCAGAACTTCCTCCGATTTTAAGAGATCCAAGACTAACGCACCCGAAACAAATCAGACTTAAAGCAAATACGAAAGGAATTCAGCTGAGCGGAGGTGAGAATATAGTTTACGGAGCGATGCAAGGTATGTTCAATGCAAAACCCGATTTGGTTATTACAATTGACACTGTACTTCTTGTTTGCGAAGCAAAATTTACGGAACTATTTGACGACATACAACTAAAAAGAACCCGGAATATTGCAGAGGTATGGGCAACCCTGCTTTTCGAGGACATCGGCTTTACTGAGTCGCCGGCATACACTGTTTTTAAACTCGGGGCAGAAAAATACTATCCTGACATAAGCTGGACGGATATTTTAGAAATTGCGAAACAGACTTATGGTGAAAATGACAGGACAAGGAAAGCTATTACTGCGGGAGTTGAACTTCTCAAAACATCTAAGATTAGAATTAATTAGCAACAGGATTATCATCCAAATAAAACTCTTCATATTTTTAATCAATAAATCTTTTCCGGAATAAAAATAATAACCTTTCGAAATTTTTACGGTCCTAAATTAAGCCTTAATCTTTTTATCCCAAAAGTTTTTGTGAATTCTGCACTGCTTAAAGAATACTTTTCTGGCAGACGAGAGATTTTTTATTTTGATATTTTGTATTCGATAATGGATTTGTGCAATATATATGTTTTGGGTTTGAGAAATCTGTAAGTTTGAGAAATGAAAAACAGGTTTTCGGCATATTGCGGGAATTCACGGGAGGCAGAGTCTGATACGGCGAGGAAAAAACTGATTCCGGAGAGGGCGGGGGCGTGAGGAACAGGCTGGGTGAGTATATCAGGAATCTCGGGAAGGCGATAAGGGGGAGCGGGATTGTGTTCAAGTCATTCGGCGGGGCTTATGGGTTGGGAGGATTCGGAGGCGGGGGCGGAACGGGTGACAAATATAAAAGCTATGCTTATGCCTGCATCAATGCGAGGGCTGAGAATGCGGCGAAAGCGAAAATCTATCTTTACATCAGAAACCATTCAACCGGTGATGCAGAGGAAGTGAGAGAGCATCCTTTCCTTGAACTGATTTCAAAACCCAACAGGAAGAACCAGACTTTCAAAGAGATACTTCATAAGATTTCAACGAGCCTTGATTTATACGGCAATGCATATCTTTACATTCACAGGGGAATAAGGAAAAAACCAATCGGGTTTTATTTCCTGCCGTCGAAAAACGTGACACTGAAACTGAATTCCGAAAGAACGGAGATTGAAAGTTATGAATATTTTACGGAAGGAAAGAAATCGGTTTACGGCGCCGGGGATGTAATTCACTTCATGATTCCGAATCCTGACAGCAACATCGAAGGAAAATCAACGGTGTCGGCATTTAACTATACGCTTGACGTGGATTACTACCAGAACCTTTACCAGAGAAATTATTACCTGAACGATGCGGCGCTGGGGCTGATTATCGAAAGCGATAACACGCTTGACGACGCTCAGACGGAAAAGCTGAAAGAGCAGGTGAGGACACAGTATGAAGGCTCGGGGAACGTCGGGAAGACATTGCTGTTACAGGGAGGTTTAAAAGCAAAGCCGTATCACAATTCGCCAAAGGACGTTGACATCATTCCGGCACGGAAGATGACGCGGGAGGAAATAATGGCAATATTCAGGGTGCCGAAAACAATTCTCGGGCTGACAGACGACGTGAACCGCGCGAATGCGAGAGAATCACTGAAGACATTCAATGATTATGTGATAAAGCCGTTCGCTTCGATTTGCATGGAAAGCAGGTTCAATTTATTTCTTGTGAACAACTACAAAGATGAAAGTTTATTTATGAAGATGGAATATGAATTTGAGATTGACAGGGAGCTTCAGCTGAAGGCATTTGAGATATACAGGAAGTATGATATTATCAGTAATGATGAAATAAGGGAAATAGAGGGATTTAATAAACAAAAAAAGTGATGAGGGCGGGACGGGAAAAGAGGAAGTGCGACTCCCCTGCCGGAGCAAGGGCGGGAACGGAAAGCTGAGAACAAATTTATAAACAAAAATAAAAAATTATGCAGATAAAAGAATTCAGAGTTACAGAGAAGGCGCACAATGACGAGGAATTAACAATAAGTCATTACATATCGACGGTGACGCCGGACAGGTACGGAGACATCGTGAATCCGTACGGGATGAATGCGGTGAATTACAAAAAGAATCCTGTGGTGCTGTTCGGGCACAATTCGAGGGGAATGGTAATCGGGAAAAACATTGAATTAAGTACGGATGAGCACGGGGTGAAAGCGGTGACGAAATTCGCGGATACGACAGCGGGCAGGGATATATACAAACTTAACCGGGACGGGTTTTTGAATGCCTGGTCAATCGGGTTCATTCCCGGAAAGCAGGAGCAGGTTAAACACGAGGACGGGAATACGTACAACCACATAACGGAATGGGAACTGCTTGAATATTCGAGCGTGCCGGTACCCGCGAATCCTGACTGCCTGAACCTGATGCTGAAAGGGCTTGAGACGGACGGGATAAAGGAAATGGTACTGACGGCGGCGGAAACGGCGGAGATGAAGAAAGAATTGCTTGAGGAGATTGAGGGGGTGAGAAAGGAAATTGGGGGCTTGAAGGAAGATTTTGCGAGAATGAAAGAGGATATTGACGGAGCAGATGAAGAGACTTCGGAAAACGGAGATAATGATGCGGATGGCAAAGTTGCTGAAGACGGTCTTAAGGAAGATGTAACGGGAATCAGAAAGGAAGTTTTAGTCTTCACTGAAGACAATACGGAATTGAAAAATGAGGTTGCAAGTATCAGGAAGGAGGCTGAGGGATTCAGAGAGGAAGTTACCGGCATCAGGGAAAATGAAGTGAAAGTGAAAGAGGAAATTGAGGGTATGAAAGAGGATTTTGAGGCATTGAAAAAACAACTGCGGATGCTGGAAAACAATGTGAGCATAAAGCTGAAGGATTTAATCAAGTTTGTGAAATCGCTTTGAATCGTGAAATCTCGTTGATTAGAAAATCACTGTAAGGAATAAGTGTCGGTGAAGCAATTTTAATAAACCGGGATTTGAGAAACGGGATCAGACTTTAAAATATAAGAAATACAAAATAGCGGAACAATTTAAGAAAAATATTTTTAGCTAAACAATTCAATTAAAATCCATTTTGAATAATGGGAAAGGAAAATCAGAATGAAAGAAGAAAACGCAGGAACAAAAGAAATGAACCTGGAGGAAGTTGAAATTCCGACAGAGACCGACGAACAGAAAATGACGAGGATTGCAAAACGTGTTGCCGGAGAGACGATGAAAGCGGAGATTGACGAGATACATAAATTGCTGCCGATACCTTCGGAAAGCTACAGGTCGGCGGAAAACAGGGAAAAACCCACCGTTAAAGACGGCAGGGATTATCTCAGATCGATAATCTACGGAAAGCCGGAGCTTGTGCCTGAGGCATACAAGAGCTTCCTTGGGGAAGGGTCAGGCTCGACGGGCGGGAACCTTGTGCCCCAGCAGTGGCATGACAAAATAATGTCGCTTGTGTCGGAGGGCGGAGTTGCATACAGGAATGCGACAATATTCAGCATGTCGAGGAAGGAACTTGTGATTCCGAGAATGGACTCGATGCCTGGATTCGCATTCGTAACAGAAGGTGCGGTGAAGGCGGTATCGAATCCGGCATTCTCGCAGGTAATTCTGAGCAGAAAAGACGGAGGATTCATAGTGCTTTTTTCGAGGCAGTTAATAGAAGACGAGGCGTTTGACCTGATGGGCTTTGTGACGGATACGGCGGGAAGGATACTGATGCTGGCGATGGACAGGGCGGCATTCCGCGGACTTACGCCTATAAACGGACTGTTATCGAACGGAATCGGCGCGACTATTAGCGAAGTTGCCGGAGACGAATTCACGGCGATGACATACGACGATTTGATTGCGATGGTGGCGGCAGTCCCCTCTCACACGCTGAGAAAAGCGAAATGGTACATGAACCGCACGGTTTACGGAGCGATAAAGCGCTTAAAATACAGCGTTGCGGGTGAATACGTACTGAGTCCGCAGGACAGGAAGGAACTTCTGCTTGAGGGCTATCCGGTGGAACTGACGGATGCTTGTCCCTCGATGGGCGAGAGCGGTCAGGACAAGGCATTCATCGGGTTCGGCGATTTGAGCTACATGGCAATCGGGATGAGGAACAGTCTTTCGGTTGACTTCAGCAAGGAAGCGACAGTGACCGCGGGCGAAAGCACGATAAACCTGTGGCAGGCAGGGCTTGTGGGACTGAACTTTGGAGCATCGTTTGACATCAAGTTCACGTTCCCGAGTGCGCTCAGCGTACTGAAGACGCAGGCATCGTAATTTATTGAAGCGGCGGTTTATTGTACCGGCGGCCGGGATGGTTTTCGGCGTGTGTCGGATTTGGTTTCGGTGTGTGACGGCGGGCGGATGTGGTTTCGCGTGTGACGGCGGGCGGAATGGTTTTCGGCGTGCGCCTGTTTGTTGTGCGGCGGGCGGAATGGTTTCGGCGCGTGCCGGAACGGTGTACATCTGAAGTGTCTGAGGTTATAATTTCGCCAGAGTAATTTTGACAGCAATGCCATAAACAAAGCAGTATCCCCGGTCATTTTATATTTATACCGGGGACTGCTTTTAGAGTTACGGGAAGAGTTTGAAATGCGGAATGAATTTATTAATTTAAAACAAATCAAATGAAAAAACATTACAGAATAAAACAAAGGTGCATGATAGGGCTGAATTTATATGAGCCCGGGCAGGAGATATTCATTGACGAAGAAAAATACAGCAAGAGCCTCATGGAGCCGGCTGAAGCTGAGACATCCGCGCCTGAAGAAAAAAATACGGCGGGGATTGGGAAACGGGATGAAAACCGGGGCGAGACGGGAGAAGATATTCCGGACGAAAATAATATGGAGAAAGATGCGGAGAAAAAAGATGAGGCGGGAAAAGATGAGGCAGGAAAAGATGAGTCGGGGAAAGATGCGGAGAGCGATAATGCTGCGGAGGGTGAAAATACAGAGAGTGAAAATGCGGCGGGCGATAACGATGCGGAGGAAAAAGACATTACGGACCATAAAAATAAAATGATGAATACAGAAAAGCGGAAACCGTTCAAAAATCCTTTCAGGAAGAAAAAGAAAAAATAAATGGTCTCAATCGAAGACATAAAGGAATACCTTGCAATCGCGTCGAATGAATTTGACACAATACTGACGAAGCTGAAAGACCAGTCGGTTGCGAGGATAAACAATCTGGTTTGCCGGGATTTGAATTACGGCGCGAGATACGACGTGCTGAATGGCAATAATGAGACGGTTATATTCCTTAAAAATTATCCCGCCGAAAATATAGAGCACATCAAATACAGGGAAACGAACAGCGGGTTTGATTACAATCTTTTCGGGAACGGCACGATTGAAGACAACCTGATACTGATAAACAAAACCGGGAAAGTGATTTTGCTGAACGGCTACACACTGCCGGCGGGAGAATCCAATGTGGAGATAAAATATTTCGCGGGATATGCAGACGAGCTGGAAGAGAACGCAGAGCCGCCTGAAGGCTATCCTGAGAGCAGTGACTGCCAGGTGCCGCCGGACCTGAAGAATGTCTGCCTGATGATGACGGCGGAACTATTCCTGAAAAGCTACTGCAGTATTGACGGACAATTTTCGAAACGCCTCGGGCTGGAGGGGTACGAGCACACATTATCCGATACAGAAAACACTTCGCGAGTTGTATTCAGGTACAAAGACGAGGACTACGAGCCGCTGCTGAAGAAATACAGAAGCGTGAGGGTGTGATTTTCAGGAAAGCCGGACTATTATAAGAACCAGCCGCCTTAGAAAATAATATTTACGTAATTATAAAGTATTAGATTAAATAAACGTTTATACTTAAATTACGGTAAACGGCACAACCCAAAAACAGTAGTATAAAATCAGGTAATATGGAAGCACCGGTTTTTAAAATATGAAAAAACTTATCTTAACATTTCTGGCGATTATTTTTATAAGTTCACATGCAGATGCGCAATGGGTGCAAACGGCGAGTGGAATGGGTTCCGGAACAACTATTAATTCCATCGTTGTAAGCGGAAGTAATATTGTTGCAGGAACATATTCTAATACTATTCCAAGTGGAATATACCTCACCACAAATAATGGCACCAATTGGAATCTAATTGCTTTAAATAACACACCCGTTTGGTGCCTTGCGGCAAACGGAAATAATATTGCTGCAGGAACTGATGGTAGTGTGTTTCTCTCCACTAATAACGGAATTAACTGGGCTCAAACTTCTTTCAATGCTCAATATATTATTCGTTCCCTTGCAGTACTCGGAAATTATGTTTTCGCAGGGTCATACGGTAATGGTGTCTATCTCTCAACAAATAACGGTATGAACTGGGCTCATAATGCTTTAAATAATCAAAGAATTAATTCTTTTACCGTCAGTGACAATAATATTTTTGCGGGGACAGATAGTGGTGTCTATTTCTCAATAAATAACGGTGCAAATTGGGCTCAGACAGCTTTGAATAATAAAACTGTTTATTCGTTAACGGCACTTGGCAATAATATTTTTGCCGGGACAAATCATTATGGAGTCTATCTATCTACTAATAACGGTTCTACATGGGCTCAAATTGGTTTGAATGATATGATAGTAAGTTCCATTGCGGTTAGTGGAAATAATATATTTGCAGGAACGTGGTATAATGGAGTATTTCTTTCCACGAATAACGGAACAAGCTGGATAGAAAAGAATCAAGGATTCAGTTTTATACCAGGAATTTATGCATTATTAATTGCAAACAATTTCATTTTCGCAGGTACGAGTAATATTTCATTATGGCGCCGTACTTACTTAGATATTACAGGAGATAAGCAAATTTCTAAACTTGTTCTGATGTTTTATTCATTACATCAAAACTATCCGAATCCGTTTAATCCGGAGACGAGGATACGATATGAATTGCCGAGGGCGGGGGTTGTGAGGCTGGCGGTGTATGATGTTATGGGGCGGG